CTCTTTAGAAAGTGTACCATCATTAATACCGTCGCATGGTGTGGTAATCGGTACACCTCTAGTTGACATAGATAGTGTATTCCAATCTTCTATACTAAGAAGGTTTCCATTTGCGTCTTTACCCGTTATACCACCAATTACTCTAGCAGCAATATTATCAACTATAGTATCAATATCCAGTGATTTTCCAGCAGCATCTTTTTGAAGGGCATTGGCCGCCACTTTATTAGCAGGATATCCAGTACCTTCTCGCGTTCCACCTGCGTCAATCCAACGGTCTTTAAGACAGTCAAGTGTGTAGTCGCCAGGTTTGTTCGTTTTGCCATAACATACATCTGATTCTAAGAAAGTGGCAGACGCGGCTTTAGTAATAACGGGACCATTCTCGCATACATTAGAATCACCATCATACATATTTAAGAATGTAAATGGCATTAAACACGATAGATTCATAGTCTTTTTACCAGTGCCTGGTACAAGTGAACGACATGAAAATCCGTTTTTATTTAAACTTCCATTTATTTTAGGCGACGCATTTGTAACAAGATCCGATTGTACAAGATTTATAAGGTCTAATTTAAATAGGCCGCGCGCCGTTTGACCCTCTATGTATCCACATATGTAAGTCAATGGTTTACCTTGTTGTGGTTGTACATTTATATTAAATACAGTTCCTTCAGCATTGTCTGGAATATTAACATTAACAGCTGTGCTTGGATCAAGATTGGACTGTGCTAGTGATATTTGAGAAGGACTAGAATTAGATGTAGCTACTGTCACTGTACCACTACCAAATAGAAACAAAGTAGACGAAATTCTACCAGTTTCAGGGCCAACGCGCCCAAATCCTTTAGATGTAAAACATTGAGAACAATTAGCAGAATCAAATGTTTTACTAGATTCACAGTCTAATTTCTCTTTGAGAATTATACATTTATCCTTACTAAGCGTAAACGTACCTGGTTTAGATCTTCCAAGTGTTGGCTTATATACATTAAATGGATTTCTACCATTCTTTATAGCTGTATTTGCTTGTGTAATTTGATTTGCCCTATCCTGTGAGGATACGTATAAACCACCAATATGTGGCTTACCTTCTCTTCCAGTACCCTCTTTATCAAAACTTATACCACAAGTTGAGGCAAAAGTTGGATCGTCAAATGCGCTACATACTGGACCTTTCTCTTCACAAGATTTAGCCTCTTTAAATGTATTTGGCATATTTGTAGGTAATGTATAGTTATTTACTCTTTTTAGAGCATAAGCCGTAGGAGTTCCCTCGGCTGATAAGCTTCCTAAAGCATTTTTAAAAGCCTTATCAGTCTCTGAGCTAAAAGGTATTGCTGGATCCATAATATTTATAGTGTTGGTGAGCGGATTTAACTTATTTTGGGAGCTTTCAACAAATGTATTATGGTTGGCATCCGGAAAATTAAAAAATCCTTCTTTATATTTATTATTATAATGAAACATTAGTGTTAAAATTATCAATATTATAAAAAATATTATAATGTTGAGAAACATTATATCCTAATTCATATCAAGATAAATATAAAAGAAAATATTATATAGTTTATACAACTAGTAGTTATTGTCAGGACGAATTTGTGGTAATGAATCCATTTCACGTGTAATAACACGGAATACAAGATTTAATTGTCTGTTAAGATTGATAAGACGACGGGGTGATTGGAGAGCTACCCCAAATGAGTTAAGAATGGAGGAAAAATTGGACTTATTACCAAATGGGTTAATAAATACAGAACCTGTAGTTGGATCTTGATATCTTGCCTGTATAACAATTACATTGGCATATCCAGATGTATTCGCATCATCGGTTAATGTAGTATTAGTATTAGTATAACCAATTCCTAATACAATATGCCCTTCCTGACGATTAATCCAATTAGAGAAATCACGTAATGCGCCACCATATGTTACATCATTTAATGCGTCCTCATTGTATGTATAACCACTCATTTGAATACGATCACCCTTAGAAACGTCAAAACGGCTAAAATATTTATTTGTTACAATGAAGAAATTTCCAGGATTAGGCTGGGCAATAGCCGCCGCAGGATTAAATACATTGAACACGGAATTGGTGGGAATTACAGTAAACGGGAATGTTGGACCAGGTAGCGCAGCGGCATCTTGTGCGCCAATAATACCAGCAATATCATACGTATCTGGAGAATTTGATAATAGTTCACCATTAGGGCGGCGAATATCAATTGTCATCTTTTGTAAAGTAGAGAGTGGAGTAGGATAGAATTCTTTCTGGCATTTTAGGAATTTGGGAATCATCGCCAAGAAACCTCGCGTAGAGGCTACTTGATATGTTTGATCAGATAACCACTGTGCGTCATATTGAAGAACACCAAAGGAACGGTCCAAAAAGTTATCTGTACCGTAGTTATTATTCTCAAGCTCCGCGATGCGAATAGTAACATATGGCAAATTCAGAACATTATCTTGATAATCCGTAGTTGTTGTATATACTGGAGGTGATGCGCCACTTGTTGTTTTGCGAATAGATACATCTAGACCCTCACCAGCCATAATACACTTAACAAGCTCAATGCGGACAATATTCTTGAACTTCTGTTGCGCACTTAAAGTCGGATTAAATCCCTGACCATTCGCCGCTGGATCAAAATTCACCGTGAAACTATAGCGATTCTCTTTATTGTTTCTTAGCCAGTCACGATCAGCCGAATAAATAAAGAGATTATTTTCGGTTTCGCGATAACTAACCAAACTATCTTCACGCTGTACATAGTTTTGCGGTAAATCATTCTTGGTTGGAGAGGCAAAACGGGGATTTACAATAGTGGGATTGGAATTTGCCTGACCAAGTTCCCTCGGAGGGGGAGAGACGGTCATAGTGTCAAATGAGCCAATCGGGGCAATAAGAAGATCACGTCTATCAGGCATAATCGCTAGCGATAGATCCTGAGGAGGGGTCGGTCGCGACATATTTTGTTGACGTTGTACCAAGGCGAACTCATTATTACGATTTTGCGCATCCTGTTGCGTACGGAACATAGAATCAGCTGCGACGCGGCTTTGTACACCCGCATCTGCCTTAATCATCTCCGCATTCTGTTGCGCCGAACGGAGAGCTTCCATCTCACGCTGCTTCTTGGCACGTTCAAAGAGATCCGCCGCAGGCGGACCATCCTCCTTGAAATCAATGCGGAAGTCAGGTGGCGGCGGCGGAAGGGCTTTAACTTCATGGCGCTCTTGAGAAAGTTGTTCAAAACGCTGCGATGTTTCTTGAAACAAGTTATCATTCATTACAGTTTTCACTGATGACGTATTCTTAGTCAATTCTCGGCGCTGTAGATACTGCGAAAAATCCTTGGCCGAAGCGGAAAGAACCTCTTTATTTAGAGTCTGAAGAGGTTTATCACCTTGAACCTGGTAGACCTGGTTGACATAATGATGAAGGGTTTTTGAAAGGCGATCCTGTTGTTGATCATTCAGGGATATATTATTACGTTCTTGAAAGTCTTGTGCTAATACGGTCTGAAGAGTATTGAAGTTGTTATCACTAAAAAATACCGTTTTCACAGAAGTTCCTTGTTGCTGAACCGGACGATACATTTACTAATTCTACTGTATAAATCTTTTATATGTCTTTAGACCTGAATAGTTCCATCGGTATTCGCATTATTTAGCAAAAAGGATCTTACGTAATTCTAACATAAAGTCATCATTGACCGCGGTTTTACAGAAATTTTCAAATGGTATACCGCACATCATACAAATAATAAAGTACATGCTGAACATTCCACACTCAGAATCCCCAAATTGAAACTGGCGGGCATTATATCCTAGTTCGCAAGTACGAATCTGAAGTTTGAAACTGCGCATTAATCTTCCAATAAGAGGGGGTACCTCATATCCATAGGAATCAAAATATCCAACAAACGGTTTTTTGATGTCTGTAAGATTTATATAAAGGGCAACCCAGTGACTTCCATCTTTAAAATGCGGATCCAGATTGAAGATTAGGGAAATTCCGCGAACACCTTTCGCATATTCATTTTTAAGATTAAGATTACACGTTTCTTGATATAGACATTTGGGGCTCTTACTCGGCTTATATGGATCGGGGGCAGAGAAATCAATTGGGAAAACACCTAAGAATTTAAACCACGAATAAGCTTCTTGATATTGTTTCAAACAATTTATAATATCAAAGTTGTTAAGCCACATATCGGGATCTGAATCCCATTTTGTAGGGCGGCGGGGTCGTAGATATTGTTTACGGAGTTGCTTTTTAAGATTATTCTCAATGGGGGCCTTATCAAGTAAACAATGTTCTTCACCTGGTTCACACCCAACAGACTTGAAGAGTTTGCTATGATTAGTATTATTGCCTTTAATCTTAAGTTTATTGGAAATATCTGAATAAACTGTACTAGGTAGACATTTGTTTATAGATTTACTTGTAGTATTACGTTTTGTACCAGGATTACATCTTGTAATATCTTTGAGCATGATCTTTTTTTTCTTGGTTTTTACTATTCTTGGTTTCACCATTCTGGATTTTTCCATTCTGGATTCTACCATTATGCCACCTAATATTTGTATACATAATAAAAAATAGTAAGACTATAGAAATGAACACTGATTGTTCTCAGTTATATGACTTCTCAAAGTCTAATTTTATTTTAATGATTGGTGGACAAATACTATTATTAGTACTAGTGCTAATGATAGTATCTTTCGGAACAGGGCCAATATCTTTTCCAGCACAAGCCGTTAGAAATATGTTAAGCAAACAGTCAAAAACTTCGTAAATATTTCTAGACAATAATAGAATGAGTGGGCAAGCAACTGCTGCTAAAGTTACTACGGGTCTTACTATTGAACCTGTTGCTATGGTTTCTAAAGCTTTTAGTGGTGGAAACTGGTTAATAATACTTTTCTCAATTGTATCTATTGGCTTATTTATTGGATCTTTTGTATCAATGTCGCAATTTGTAGGTAGCAAAGATGATTGGAATATTATACAGCCGCAAATTACAAAAGTCTTAATTTTAACACTTGTAGGCGTATTTGGATTAATGGTTGCCTCGTTTTTATACTATATTCAGGATCCCGCTAAAACAATATATTTTATTTTAGTATTGTGCTGTTTATCTCTAGGATTATCCTATGCCGCTTTAGCTATTGCCGCTATCTCTCGTTAGCTAGTACTTGCTGATAATGGAATTAGCCAGCTTGAAGGGATAGAATGCTGTAGCCTTAGACGACTCCCATATTTATTGCGAATCTGAGAAATGCCTTGAAGTCTAATCACACATCTGATAATATCTCCTGGCACTAATTCAGACACTTTACACGCCGAATTATTAATATTTTTTACTATTGAAGTTGGGAAAATATATAGAGATAGTATACTACCTTCAAGTAGAAAGTGAAAAAGTTGGCGAATACTATCACTTGTCTCATTTTTTTGATTAAGGAAACTTTGTTGATGTACATAGAATGTACTTACCAAATATTCTTGAAGCGTACTGAGTTTAACTTGGAAATTGGGCTGATCTGATAAGTCAAGTCTCAGACGGGAATTTTCAGGATTATAATCAATGACCTTTAAGGGTGGCGTTAAAATACTCACGTCCTGAAAGTCAATACTAGGATCTTTGTATGATAGACGGGCAACAGCTTTTCCGTATTTATCGGCTTGAAATGGAGTTAGATGAATATTTCGGATTTCTAGAGCTTGATATGGTATTGAGAGTAGCATTATGGTTATAGTCTTATAAATTAAGAGTGGTCGGTATTTAAATTGTTTTAATATAAAGAATCTAAATATAATTTACTATTTATATATAATGAGCTTTTATTTACAATTAGGAGGATTAGATATTAAGACCAATGAATATATTATACCATCTAAAGCAATAAAAGGAAAAGACTATAAATGTATAGATTGTGATAAAAAAGTTATTTTAAGAAAGGGTACTATACGTAAAGCACATTTTGCTCATTATGCGCAAACAAATACATGTCATTACTATGACCATCCAAATGAATCTCAAATACATAAAGACGCAAAAATGCTAATGGCACAACTTTTAAAAGATAAAAAACAGATAATATTTAAGTGGGACTGTGGGATATGCGGTCATGAAGATTTTTGTAATAATGATGAATCTACAATAATCTATAAAGATGGAGATGAAGTATTTACAGAATATCGTAGTAAAGATAATAAATGGATAGCGGATGTAGCAATTATAAATAATAATGAACTAAGATATATAATTGAGATTAAAAATACTCATGTAACAGTTACTGAAAGACCTGAACCTTGGTTTGAAGTTGATGCCACTAAATTTATTCAAAAAGTGAATCAAACAAATGAAGATATGGAACAAGATAATAAATATGAAAGAGAAAAAGACCCAAATCATATTGATTATATATTTCCATATAGAGTTTCATGTATAAGAAATATTGATAGATATTGCTATGGTTCAATATGTCCTACAGAACAATGGGTAAGAAAAATACCAGGTTATGATAAAACATTAAAAGATAATTCATGTATATTATGTCATAAAGAGGATTATATACCAGCACAGTGTGATATTGACGCAAGTAAATTTCAATATGGCAGAATTCGTGTGTGTGATGAATGTTTATTTAAAGAATCATATGAGAAAAAACTAAGAGAGATATATAATGGTGAAATAAATATTATCAATATAAAATCACCGAAAGAGCAAGAAAAATCTAAAGATATACAAATATCAGAAAATGAATTATTACTAAAAATTCCTAGATTATCATTAAGAGCAGGAATGGCTCAAGGTTGGAAACAGGAAATGCCTTGTACATCTTGTGGTAGAAATGCCTATAGCCCAGTCTATGAAAATAGACAATATTATGCTATGTGTAAGATATGTTTAGGAGATCCACAAACAAGAATTGATACTGATAAGAAAGTAAAAGAGAAAAATATATCTAATGAATCAAAATGTTTAATAAAGTTTTAGAGTTTATTAAATCAAGTGCTTAAAACGCTTAAAAGTTATACAGGTAATATGTCGCAACAATCGTATGCCTGGCGGGGGTTTCGCGGAGTCGGTAAAAGAACCCAGCTACTAAAATTTCTTGAAAAACAGGCCAATAAGATTGATACACCTTTTGAAATTAAAATGGGGACATGGTTTCTTAATAAACAAACATGTGGTGGTGGAGATCCAGATGGAGAAGACGAGGAGGCTTCTGGTAAATCAATTCCTTATGAAGAATCCAACTTACATTTGGGATTTGATGTAGCACGCATGTCAATGTCCGATAAAGTATTTTTACAATCTATTTTAACACGGTGGACGGGTCAACAGGATGTATGCCTGATGTCTTCTCTCATTAAGGCCAGATATTTGGTTCTATATCACGCACATTTCTTAACAGATGAATCTGTGTTACAGCTACAGGAATGCTTGGAACAATATCCTACATTTACAATTTTACTAACAACGGAACTGCCTTTAAGTGGTCGGCTGCGTGATTTCTGTTTTGAGATTCCAGTTGCTGGTGAGGACATGTTGTTAGCGAATTATACACGCAAAGCTTCTTTATTGGAGAAGGATGTATGGTTGGAGTTCTTTAAAAAGACTATTGAGGACTGGTCTAGTGACTGGGGTGCCAAGAAAATCGCGGATGTTCGTAACTGGATTTATACGTGTCTTCAGCGGAATCTTCGTTGGACCGATGTTATTACTTACTGGATAGAGGCCATTTACAAAACGGAATGGATTACTCCGAGTATGCGCTGTAAATTGTTGGAGACATTATGGAAAGCGGAGTCGGGCTCAGGATGGGTTTTAGTAACATCGTACCGAATTCCGATTTTGTGGGAACATGTCCATTTAAAATTGGCGCATGAGTTTTATAAATTGAGACACGGTTTAGTATAATATTAGCGCCGAATATTAGCACCCCATATTAGTAAGGGATGTCAATCTTAATTGATACCTTGTTAGACAGAGTTAAAAAAGAGTTTGACAAGGCGCCTATTAAATGGGAGAATATAGAGATTTCTAGGAAAGATATGAACTTTTTACGACAGGAATGTAATACAGAATCGGAGTTTGACAAGGCTAACAAGCGTAAAGTGATGTTTGATGAATTGATAAAAGGTAACTTGGTTATGGTAACTTGTAGGTCCGATTATGGTCAAGTCGTGGCAGTATTTGAAAGGATGGAACAAATGGCTGAATTACCATGGGACTTGTGGGGGCGTATTCTGAGAATGTTTTATGAGAAGCGTAACAAAACATTATTTAAGGTCTTCTTTCTTGCCAATAAGAGTTTACGTGTATTTCCTAAGAGCGGGGCCCCAATTCAGACAGAAAACATTAATGGAGGGTACACATATAGATGTAATCCAGAAACAATAGTAATATATCGCGCCGAGGATGCGACACGAGTTCTAATTCACGAACTACAGCATTCATGTTGTCTTGATAATGTGGCGCATGGTTTAGATGTAGTGGAAGCTGAAACAGAGGCATGGGCTGAGTTATTCTATATAGCTATCCTGTCGCAGGGAAATGTGCGTCTATTCAATAATTTTCTACAGAAACAGTCCGAGTGGATGATAAAGCAAAATAGAAAGGTGAAGAAACATATGAGACAACCAGACTCTACGGAATTTCCTTGGCGGTACACTGTGGGAAAAGAGGCAATATGGATTGGTTGGGGAATTCTAAAGAAGTCTGTAACTCCTGGTGATAATGTTGGTAGATCTTTAAGGTTGACTTATCCGCCGAATAATACTTTGAAGGAGCGATTTAAGGTGATAAGGGAGTCTACAATTCTTTAGATAATATAATATCTTTTATTAAAGTAGTAGTAGGATGAATGATAATGTTGATGTTACATTTTTACGCATAAATTCTCCTGGATTTAAAAATGCTGAAACAGAATTATTAGAATTAGGATGGAGAGAGAAAAGATTTACTAGAGCTACAGATAAAGATATTAAAAGAGCATATTTTGTACATTTAGTAAAAGAAAAGGCAGAAGAGTTAAAAAGAAGTTTAACACCAGATGAGATATCTAAATTAGAGAAGGCCGCATTAGAATTGAAAAATACTAAAATGTATATAAAATTACGTGCTGCTTCTGCTGTATCAATGAATAATTCTGAAGAGTACGATGAAGAAGAGGTATTTATTCCAGAGAATGAAAGACTGGAAATGGCTAAAAGAATACTTAATGCTGAACGTCCTAAACCAGTACTACGTCCAGATAATAGCGAAGAAAGATTAAAGAAAGTATGGGCTAATATTCGCAAACCTCCAAAAGATCGTTTTCCAAATGCGTCTCTAAATTTACCTAATAACTCTAATAGAAATTATCAAAGTGCTATACCGCTAAATAATATATTAAGAAACTTTAATAAGATGAATATTAGAAATCGTGTTACTCTTAAACGCAAAAGAAACAATACAAATCTTAATAGAAATCTAAATAATGATCGCAATTCTCGTAAGAGATCTAGGAGAACACAGTTTAGTCGTAAATATAGACGTGGATCTAGATTTAATAATTTACCTAGTGCTACGCGCAAAAAGTATATGAGACGCTTTGGTCGTAAATAAATATTATATGTTAATTATTGATGGTTAATTAATAGTTAAAATCGGTACTATAAGTGCCAATTTTAAATATTTAGTATAATTATATAATTAACTGGAACGGGCATCACTTGATAGCAACAGTTTGTATTATATCGGGATAGACGAGGACGAAACTTTGACATTCTATATATATTATTTAATAATAAATAATAAATATATAATTTTTGTTAGTTATAGTGTTTTTAATCTGATTACGGTATTTATAATGCGTTTATTTTAAAATATATTTTAGAAATGTAATTAATAGTAAAGATGTGGGCTGCTATTAATCCTAATGATTTAAATATATCTGATATTGTTCCAGATAAATATACTAGTATATATGACGTATACTGGATAGAATGGGCCGATTCTCCTGAAGATTTTAATAAAGAAAATATTCAAAAATGGAGTTATACTGCTGAGGGTATATTTGTAAAAAAACCTGATGTAAAGACTGATGATATAAATAATTCAAAAGGATCAAATATAACTAGAGCTAAAATATTTATTGCGGCAACAGATTGGTCAGTTCTTCCAGATGTAAAATTAACTGAAATATCTAAAAATAATTTTATTACTTATAGAGAATTTTTGCGAAATATTATTATAAATCCTATAGAAGGACCTATAGACTGGCCTTCTGTACCTGTAGCAGAATGGACTACTATATAAATAATTTTTATTATATATAATTCTCAATATAATATTAAGAATTATATATTATTTATATTTTATACTATTTGCTTATTTGTCTAATAATCTGTCTAATATTCTATTAATATTAAACCAGTTCCTCCTGCTCCTGATGTAATACCTAGACCACCACCCTGCCATGCGCCACTACCTCCTCCTCCATATCTACCTGCATTGCCGCTATTTGAAATATTACTAGGGCCAGCTAAAGTTCCTGCTCCACCACCACCAAAATAACTATTACCACCTGATCCTCCTGAAGCATTAATATTAGGAAATATACCAGGAAACCCACCAGGTCCTCCTGACATAGTAATAGTTCCAATTCCTAATGAACCATTGCCTCCTGATGCGGTTATTATAAAACCAGCGCCCCCACCGCCGGCTGTTGAAATAAAAGCTCCTTGGCCACCAAGTGCTAGAACAAAAGATGAACTATTACCTATCCTTACAAATGAACTTGTACCTGAATTACCAGCAACAGATCCTGCATTAGAAGCAACTGACACCGCCGCCCCTCCAGTTCCAGCTCTTAATACAAATGGTGTTTGTGTAAATATATTCTGTACAATAATACTTGTAGCACCAGCGCCGCCTCCAGATACTCTATAATACTCGGCACCACCTGATCCTGCTACACCTGAGCCACCCCCACCAATTACTGTAAATCTTACAGCTGTAATTCCGACTGGCGGTGTCCATATATTTTCTACAGTACTTTGCCATAATATTTGTGTGGCAAAAGATGGTCCATTATTATCAACACCACCCAAATTAATGGCATAAATAGTAGATACTGAGAATATACCTCTAACATTTGTAATATTACCAATAGTAATCCCACCTGTTGTAGGATTATAAAAGTTAACATATCCTTGGAATGTATTGAATGATGATTGAATAGGATTAAGACCACTTATTGTTGAAATTGGTGAACTACTACTTAGTGATGTATCATTTAGTACAATTATACATCTGCCACTGCTACCACTACCACCAGGTCCACCATATGAGGCGCCGCCACCTCCTCCTGAACCTGTATTAGGTACACCATTAAAACCAGGCCCACCCTGTCCCTGTACTGACACTGTAGTAGTACCCCCTGTTCCTCCAACTTGAATAGTACTAGTAGTAATAATGGTACTACCTCCTAAACCAGCATTACCAATACCGTTCGCCCCCGCATTATAGCCTCCTCCTCCTCCACCAGCACCAAATGCAATTGGAAATCCTAATATTGATATACTTGATGCATTGCCACCCTGTCCAGCATTTGGAATAATAGCAGATGCACTTTGTCCTGCACGGCCTATACCCCCGCCGCCGCCACCAGAGTAGTATTGCTGGGAAGAAGAAGTACCACCAGCGCCGCCGCCACCAGCGGTTCCAGTACCTGACGGTCCAGTATTAGAACCCGCAACACTAGTAGGAGAAACAACGCCACCGCCGCCGCCGCCACAGCCACCTGCGATTCCCGCACCAGCGCCACTACCGCCGCCGCCGCCGCCAGGCACCGTTAATCCATTCCATAATGTACCACCTGATGTAATAAATGTACTACCTCCATTTGATGCTGCAGTTGGATCGCTGCCTCCAGAGCCACCTAGGCCAACTGTAATAGCGAACGTTGTTCCACTTGTCACAGATATATTAGTTGAATAAATGAAAGCACCCGCTCCACCGCCACCGCCGTGGGAGTAGCCGCCGCCACCACCTCCTCCAATAATAAATATATTAACTCTTGCATTTTGGGTAAATAATATACTACCTGAGCTTGTCATATCAGCATAGTATGTTAAACTTGTAGCATTTACTAATGTTCCTTCAATATATCCAAGACCTGTTGAGATTGTTGTTGTTATAGATCCACCTTGTATAGGCGTTAATAACGCTGTATTAATTCGTGTTAAAGATTGGCATGTATTTGTTAGATTACCACCGAGATTAATAGTATAAGGCAAAGCTCCTAAAAATGTACCGTTGATATTTGTAATATTACCAACAATAATATTACCAGTTGTGCCATTATAAGAACTAACATATCCTTGAAATGTGTTATTTATAGATGATTGTATAATTGTACTAGACCCACTTGTAGTAGTAATATTTGTAAGGCCATTTACTACAAGTATGCATCTACCACTGCCACCAGCTGCACCTGATTGGGTGGCAGCGCCGCCACCACCACCGCCTGAACCAGTAGCAAATACACCAGTTGTAGGACCCGCAGATCCTACAATTACACCTCCAATTCCACCAACTATATATGTTATACCATTAACAATAGCACTACCCCCTTGACCAGGGAGGGTACCGCCAATAGTGCCCCAAGTACCACCACCGCCGCCGCCGCCGACAACAATTGGATAACTCATTAAAAATATACTAGATGCTGCTCCTCCATTACCACCATTTTGTACAGTTGAAGGAGCGCCAGTGGGAACTGTTCCCCCTACACTAACTATACCACCACCACCTCCACCAGAGAGGGTGCCAGGATTGACGGGTGGCTGGCCGCTAGCGTACCCTGCTCCTCCATTATTACCTATAATTGGAGGAATAGCAGTGGTTGTTCCACCAAGGCGAGCACCAAAGTTGGAATTATTATAGCTACCACCACCGCCACCACAACCACCATTAGAACCATTAGTACTATTGAAGGTACCACCTCCTCCACCACCAGGCACTGCGAATCCATTCCATACTGTACCACCTACTGTAATAAATGTACTACCTCCATTACTTCCTAGGCCGCCTACACCTTGCCCGCTACCACCAGCCCCTCCTAGTCCCACTGTAATAGTTAGTGTTGATATATTTGT